AAAATATGTTATCTTTTGTCCAATATCCATTTTCTTTTGTAGAAGGATTTTTGCCCATACTTTTTATAAATGCATTATAACCATTATGTCTTTTTATTATCTCTGTTAATAATCTACGATTGCTGATTAGCAATTGTTTTCTATTAGGAATTTTATTATTGACAGAATACTCTATAACATTGTCAAATAAAACTTTATCAGTCAACTTATCATATGGCGTTAAGATCATATTATCAATTTTTTCATATTTTAAATGCAAATATGGCTTTAAGATATTATACATTTCCTTTTGCATATTATCATAAGTATTATTCTCAAATGTTTTAGGATATATAGAGATTAATCGTTTATTACATTTTTTATATAATTCTATCTTTGTTTTATATACTTCATCATAATTATGATAATTACCTGATAATCCACCCCATATCTCAACCCAAATAGGTTCTTCATCTATAGGATAAAATACAAAATCACAATTATAGTTCCCGTCAATGGGGGATATTTTAACATCTCTTTCATATGGTATATCAGTATTGGTTATTATATATTGAGCAAAACTAAATTCATATGAAGATTTATTATAATATCCATTAGCATCTTGTAAACTAGAATCTGATTCATAATTCATTTCTCTTTTTAAATTATACATTCCACCTAATTCATCAATATCCACTTGCTTAATTTTTGTTTCTTTGTTAATTTCAGCTTCTGTCGGAAATCGTTTATATTTTGTTATTAACTTATCAATTTCATCGAATATTTCTTTTTTATCATAGCGACAATTATTATATCTTCTTTTAGATATAATGTCATCCATAGAATACCCTAACTCCATAGCTAAGTCAAAAACTGACTCATATCTGAGTATGTTACTATATATTTTTTCTCCATCAGGAGTATTATTCATATTATTAATTGTTCTATGTTCTTCAATGTATCCTTTTAATTCTTTTAATCTATTTTCTTTAAACATCCAATAACCAGTAGTATCTCTAGTTAATAAATTATCGTTAAATTTTTCTTTGATATTTAATTTTGTCTTTTCATGTCTACATTCACCACACGCATCAATCTCTGATAATGATTGTTCTTTTCTAATTCTATAATCTTGATATTTTCTAAGTATTGTTTTACCGCATAAATCACATTTTAATTCAATTAATTTTACACTATTTAAAGATAAGTCTTCTACTTTAACCTCAAATTCATCGCCTACATTAGTATAAATATAGCCCAATGATTGATAATGTTTTTTACTTCTATTATTCCAATTCATTTTTACTGTTTTACTTACTAACATTTATAATTCCTCCTATAGAAATCTATTATCCTAATTATTAAAACAGAGAAAGTATAGTTAGGATACTATACTTATCAATATTGGGAGCTACCCTTTATCTATTCTCATAATTCAATTATAACATAATTTGATATTATGTCAATAACATTTTTATATTATTTTACTTTTAAATGATATTTAAAATCTGCTTTTCCTATATTACTAGTGTAAAAAACTTTGACTTCTTTTTGATTATCTATTTCAATATCTTCTGTTATTGGAATCTCAATACCAAACCCTTTAAAATCTACAGATATTTTATTTGTTGCCATAGATAATATCTTACAAATCTCTTCTTTTTCTATTATTATGGGTATTGCTGTCTTTTCTTTTATAATTGGTTGTATTATTGCCTCTTTAATTTCAGATGTATCAAGTTTATTTTCTTCCATAGATTTACCTCATTTCTAATTTTCTTTTTTAATTAGTAGATACATTACAATAAACATATCCACTAACATTATTTTATATCATTTTATTTATTAAGACACTGTTACATTTATAGTTGTTGTTATTGAAGGTTTCGCAGTTATACTTACTGTGATAACTGTAGTCCCAGTAGCAATTTTCGTGAGAGTTCCAGTAGCATCAATTGTTGCGGTTGTAGGCGTTGAACTTACAAATGTCAAGTCTTCCATTACTGGCTTAAATGCATTACCTACTGTAGGGATTGCTCTTAAATCTAAAACATAAGGTGTAGTTGTTGTTAATGTAATTGGATCAACAGTAGATGCCATTGCATAAACAGTATCATACCAATTCGCATTTGTAAGTATTTCTGTAATTGTAGCATATCTTGATATTTGAGTAACTGGATCAATAAATGCTAAAGCATCACCTTTTAATTGAGTATCAGAGACACCATTTGATTTTAAAGTAATACTATTACTTCCATCAAGTTGAACCCTGTCAATTTCACATTGTATTGAACCACAGATACCAGTACCTGAATCATTAGAACCTTCTTGTGCATCTATAACAACTCGTACTATAGATGGTACAATGTTAGAACTAATTGTAATTGATTTTGCAGATGCATCATTTTTGTAATATCTTACTGTAACTATTTGACCTGCAATACCACTAGGCAATGTAAAGGTACTCCCTGTGAAGGCAACTTTAGTAGTTGTTTCAGTGCTGTCAGTTACCCACCCAAAAATTGTTGTTTTTGAATCTGGACTAAGTAATGGTGTATTCAAAACCACTCCTACACCTGCAACTCCAAGTACTACTGATTCCTCTACCCAAATGTTTTTACCTGTATTTATGTTAGAACCAACTGCTTTACCTATCCATGCTAAATTAAATTGTGTCTCTGTAAGTGTAACAGCCATTTTTGCAGTATGGAAATATGTGTATAATAACGCATTTCCCTGTCCCCCATTGATTGGTGATGATGATGTGGTTGTAGCTATACTGTCGTCTAACATTGTTTTACTTGTTCCAATAAGATCACCTGTTGCTGGATCGTACAAAGACGCTATTCCAACGCCTACTAAAAATTTACGCATAATATAATTCCTCCTTAATTTTTATTATTATATCTTGTTTTATATAAATAAAAATACTTACATTTTTATAAGTATCATATTTGTTAATTTAATTATTCTTTTTTTAAATCAGTCATATTGACCTTTGATGTAAATCCTTCTGAATCAACCATAACATTCGCATATTTTTCTTCAAATGTTTTACTTAAATCATTAGTCCAATGACCTATAGGTGCTTTAAATGAAACCATTCCTCCCATTTGTGCAGTCATATAAATTTGATAATGCAATTTGTAATCTACTCGTTGCAATATCTTAGTAAATTTTCTAATAGTCAATTCATATATATCCTTAAACTTATAAGGAGTGCTTATTGACACACAAATCATTTGGTCTTCTAAACTACCAACCTTTCCTGAACTATGTGTTTCATTATAATAACTCTGTGCTTCATCTAATGCCTTTTGTAAATCAGGAGGTATATTTTCATCTGGTAATTCAACACCATTTTGAAGACAAATAATTTCTCTTATTATATCAAAATCTGTTGCATTAATTTTCTCACCATTCAAATCCAATTCATATTTACCATATTCATTTTGAATATATTTAATTTTATCTTGTTCTATTTTTAAAGATAATTTTAATGCCTCAGATAACTTTGTAAGAGTAAACTTTTCAACTTCTTCTTTTGATTTATAAAATAGATAATCTAAATATGACATACTTATTATTTTTACATCAGGAATATTGTTTTTATTTATCATTAAACAATCGACACATGTAAAAAATGGGATATAGTCTTTCATTGTTGTAGGATATATCATTAGATTTTTATAAGGTACTGGTTCATCATACATAAAAAAATATTGACATTGGACAATCATTTCATCAGTCATATCTATACCCTTGTATCATTAACTCTAATAGTTAAAGTTAAACCTTGATATGTGTCATTTACAAAATAATCTGCCCCTTGATTTACAAATACCTGATTTATACCTGCAATAAATTGATTATCTATAGCTTGAATAAATTGATCAGCTATCCTATCTTGACGTATTTTATCATTTATTTGAGAAAAAACATAAGGACAAATAATATCAAAGGTGAATACATGTTTTGCTAAAATATCAACATTTGCATCGCTACTAAAACTTCTGTGGCTAAAAAATAAATAACATTTAGCATCAGTCACAATCTTAGGGTTGAACAAAAGTAATGAAATCATGCCACTACCAACCAAGTCAAATGGCATTGGAATATCAGGTTGAGGGTGAGTTATCCCCGAATCATCTATATATTCCAAATTTAGTGGATATGGTGTTAAATATGTAATCATACGAAGAAAAGTTTGGTCATTCTTAAGAGGTTCAAGCATTTTGACAATATTTTCTTCAAGATGCGAATACTTCTGACTAATTAATTGTTGCATTGTTTATTTCACCACACTTTTATATTATTTTAAATATCTTACCAAGAGTTTCCTATTGATATAATCTTTGTTAAAACTGCCCCGTTAGTTGCAGTTCCAGTTAATTTAAATTGTCCCGACACTTTCCCAAGTATATTAACATTTAATCCATCAACAACAGTAATTACTGCATTTGTAGAGGATGCTGTAAATACAAATGTCATACCACTTACAAGATTTCCACTGTCATATATTATGGAATAATGCTGACTACTTCCAGTTGTGATTTTTGCACTTCCATCAATTATTAATGATCCAGTAGGTGTAGCAGTCTGAATTATTAAATTATCAGCTAATCCATTACCATTAACATTATCTGTAGGTCTTAATTGATTACTTTCTAATTGGAAATTAATTAATCCCTTAGCAGATACATCATCTGCATCTATCAAACGAAATGGAACCCTCTTACCTAACATAAATCTATATGAGAAAGGTAATCCAACAGTATTATCATTATTCTGACAAGCACAGAAGAAAGCCATCTTAGGCACTTCTAATAGACTTCCAATAGTTGTTATATTCATACTTTTCTTAGAAACTTGAATCAGAACACATGGCTCATTTATTAATTTCCCATTAGGTAATATACATTTTAAACTGTCATTACAAAATTCAATTATTCCTTCATTATAAGGGAATACTTGTTCGTCTATTGAAGTTACCAACCATTTTTGATTATTCCAATTAATGATATCTCCTCTATTTAAATCTTGTTCAGGTTTCATAATTATCTTCTTCTTTGAAGTTGTTTCTTTATAAGAATCTTGATCCATTATCCAAGTATCATATAATTGAGGAGATGTAACTCCATTTAGTGTTTTTGTAACTTGAAAATATGAAAGAGAATATTCAAAACTATTTAATATACTATCAAAAAATGAATCTTTAAATGGTTGATTTAAACTTTGATTTGTATTATTTTTACCTCTGTTTTTTTTATAATCAGTTAATTCATTCATTTAAAACCACCCATTTCCATGTAAAATATCAATATTATTTTTATTTTGTTTCCATGAATAAGATTTTATCCTTTTCATTAAATTCTTCTCATCATATTCTATTGTGCTCCTTACTTCTTTTATGTGAGCTGAAGCACTGAATCCAGTGAAGTCCTTTCCATATACGAGTTGATTTAATAGAATAGTTTTATTTAATTTATTCTTTTTAAATGGAAGTGTCATTAATTCTGCCAATATATTAACTTCTTGTAAATTCAAATCCTCAACAAATTCTCCTATAGAATATCCTACAATGTAAATAGGGTTATCTAATAAAGGAATTATATTAAAATTAATTTCATTGGTAGTAGAATTAAAACTATAATCAGATGTTTCAATTTCCTTATCCGTAATATAAAAATCACATCCTACTGGAGGTAGTGGATTTAGAGCGAACTTGTTACTAATTCCATCTCCAATTAAATTGTAAATTGTTCTTTGAAAAGGAGTATAATTATTTAAATTTTTATAACAAAAATCACCAAATATAGATATAGAGTATTGTAAATAATCCCACAACACTTTATATGCCATATCAACGGTATATACTTTTTTAATATCTAAATCATCTGTTAATTCAAAATACTGTTTATATATATTATCAAATTGTGTTGCCATTAATTAATACACTCCTTTCATTAAACTATTTAATATATTTATTATTCTTTAGTTGTCCCTGCAAAATTCTCTAGCATAGAGGCTATATCTATTCCAAAAGTATTATTAAGAACTGCCCATTTATTCATATCAAGATATCTTGGATCATTTTCAGAAGCCTTTTGTATTATTAATGTTATTACAGATTCTTGTAATGGTTTAGTTAATGTTTTGATTTTTGTTATCATTTCTTGTGGCTCTAAATCAATGATATTTTCTAATTCTTCTTTCGTTATATCTTTTTTATTATATTCACCTCTCAAATATAGAGCATCTACAACGTCATCATTTAATATTCTTATCTCTAAATTCTTAAAATAAGGCATATATCTTGAATGTAAACTTTCCAAATCTCTGAATTTAATCGGTTGTACTTGACCAAAGAAATCAAATCTAACTGGATGTCCTTCAAATGTAGTGTACGTTCCACCAGAACTCACCATATTCATAATTAGAATTCTTTCATTTGGATCTATACTTTTATATTTATCTAGTATCGTTTTATTCTTATCTTTTTTAGGAACTTCAACTACTTTAGCATCTTGTATTTTTTGATTCTCTAAAATTTTAGCCATCATTTTTTTTAGTTCATCGACTTCTGATGTTAATTTTAAATTTTTTTCTTTCTCATTTATTAGTTCTTTATTTTCTACTTCAACTACTACCTCTTTTTCTTCTATATTCTCTTTATCAACTGCCTTTGCCATAATCATATCTCCTTTATATTTAATTTTATTTATTATTTTTTATCACAGTTTGTTATTATTAATTATTATATTTTTATATAATACAATATGGATGTGAAGTCCAATTGTTTGTTATCGATTTTATATTACTATTTCTTTATTGAATTCATAAAATTGTTTTTGGGGTATATTATCAATACCATATGTAGATCAAACCATTAGTTCTTATAAAGCTTTTTAAACGGGAAAAGAACCATGTATCAGCATAATTCTTTTAATTACTTTTATCTAAGTTACAACTCAAATAAAAAACCGTATTTAATTTTGTATTATTTTATTTTATACTGTCTTCATGATTCCAAAATTAGCAGAGGAACACACGATGATATCCCATTTCTGAGTTATTGTATAAGCACTAATATCATCAGCAGTTTCAAATTGTGAAGTTTGTCTTATTGTTGTTGATCCTTCTATAGCACATTTAACTACTTTCTCAGCAGAACTAAGGAATAATAGGTAGTTATTAGGAATTGAGAAATCATAAGCTGAATTTGGGTTTACAGACTGCATTAATCTTACAGTTGGAACACCAAATGGTGCAGATATGTATCCATTATCTGTATATTCTTTACCTAATTCCATTTTCATGTAATCATTTGTTGGCAACACTTTTGCTAAAGCAGTTTTTGTGCCATATACTGTAACTGGTGAAGTGTTTGCACCTTCAACTCTTTCAGCTAATTGAACATAAGCGTCTTGAGCAAATACATTTTCTTTGAATGGTGTAGCTAATGTATTAAATGAATTAAACATTGTATTAATTATCTCTTGTTCAAACTTAGTAGCAAATGATTTTGTAAGTTGATTAATTAAATATCCATAATCTACAGTACCTGCGATTATTTTATAAAGATCAAATCCAACAGTTGCTTTTTTAGCTTGTGGAGATAATGTTATTTCTGAACTATGTAACTTTTGGATATGTGAATTTCTTACTCCATTAGCAACTGTAGAAATAGCAAGTAAATGTTTAGATGGAATGTGGAATGTTAATGAATCACCATCTGCAAGACTTCTAATTTCACAGAAATCAAATGCTTGTTGAATTTCAGTTTTTGCAGTTGTTCTGTTTAATATTTCTTCTACTATAGAGAAATAAGCAGTAGAAAAAGTTTGGAAAGCAAAAGCTCCTTTTAAATCATATCTTTCTTTGTCAAGACCTGAAATAGCATAAGCTTCATCACACATAGTTTCATGTAATATATTATTTTTCTCATTATATGTAAGGATTTTGCCACCCTCATTTTTTGTTTGTGAGAAAGATGCAAATTTATTGTAAGCACCTGCTTTGTTAAGATTTTCATATTGATATTGTCTGTATAGTTCTACTCCCATTTCTACTGAATCAACCTGTTTTTTTGAAAAATGAGCAATTCTATTTAAATTCATAGTCATGTTAATTTCCTCCTCGTTTTTTATATTATTTTAGTTTTGTATTATTTTTATTATTAAAGTGTTACTACTCTAAGAATTGTTGCTGGAACTGCACTTGCACCTACAAATATGTTACAAGTTGAACCTGTTTCTTCTACTACAAATGCAACTCTAGTAGCACCTGTTAAATCTGGAGCGATAGCCATTCCTAAACCTGCATTTACTGGAACAACATATTGATCAATAACTGGAACACCTGCTATAGCTGTGTTGCTAACTTTAAATCTTTTACCATTTGTAAGTCTATAAGCTCTTAAAGGTCTATTAGCAGGGTAATCAATCATTGTTGGGTCTGTAATAGGAATTCTCATTCCATTGTCCATTTGATATACATCAGCAGGAGCAAGAATAACCAAAGTATCTTTAGTAACATCTACTGGTGCTACTGCTGTATATAAATCTCTTTCGCCAGCTACTAAATCAGTTAATTTAAGTAAACTTGCGTCATCAATCCTCCCAGCAGAATATTTGATACTTACTACGTCTTCAGTTCTATTTGTTTCATTCATTACTTCGATAACATTAAAAGTTGTCATAATATAATTCCTCCTCGTTTTTAATTAATTATTTGTTTTTATATTCTTTTGAATAAGTAGCCCAACGATCTACATCATTGTTCTGTGTGTTGTTTGGTGTGTTGATATTTGAAACTTGTGAAAAATTCATATTTGGATTAGAATTTCTAATCTTTTCTTTTGCTTTTATAAATAAGAAACTTTGAATTTCTGTTTCAAATACTTTAAAATCTTCACATTCATCTAATTTCTTAGTGAAAGTTGCGATTTCTTCAGTTGAAAGCAAATCAGCATTTTCGGTAAATATTAACTCAGCCTTTTTAGCAACCTCGGCTTTTGCTTGATCTAATTTAAAAGTATTCAAATTTTCATTCTCTACTTTTAAAGATGCTATTTCAGTATCTTTAGATTTAGATATTTCCTCTAGTGCTGTAAATTTCTTTGTGATTTCAACATATTCAACTTTTGTAGAATCTAAATCAGTCTTAGTTGCATCAAAATTAGTATTAACTGAATCTAAATCGGCTTTAATTGTTTCCAATTCTGATGTAAATTGACTTAACTCTACATCTTTTGTCGATATTACCTCATTTAATTTTTCTTTTTCAACACTAAATACTTTTTCTGCATTTAATTTAATAGCCTCAATAAAAGTTTCTTTAACGCCTTTTACTGTTTTTGAGAAAGTTTCTACTTCATTTGATTCATCCTCGCCACCAATCCAATCTTCTGAAATGTATTTGATTCTTACAGCATTAGCAAAATCCACAGTAGGAGTATCTCCTTCCATAGTATAAGGAACTTTAACTTCTATTCCTTTTTCACAATTATATGCATACACGTAAGTTTCATCAAAATCTCTTAACCAATAAGCACAGCAACTATATGATTCTCCACACCATTCCTCGACATATGTTTCTTGACCAGTAGCTTTATATAATTCATCATATAATTGCATTACTGTTAATTTAAAAGTTTCTGCAATTTTATTTTTAGTCATATTCTTATCCTCCTTTTTTGTTTCTTGTATATTCTCTATATTCTCTGAGAAATTCTCAGTAGAAGTCTTTGGATTTTCATTGAAATATAAATTTAGAACGTTGTTTAATTCTTTTAATTTATTAACATAAAAATCATTTTCATTACACGAGTATTCTAATTTAACATTTGAGCCTTTCATTCCCGGTTGATATTTATCACCTAGCAATGTAATTCCCATGAATTTAAATTCAGTTATAATATAAATACCAGTTTTTCTATCCTTATGCCCCTCTAATATCTCTATTTCAATACTACATGCTTTTGACATATCAGTAGCATTTTCTAGTATCTCTATAGCATTTTTAGAGTAATTAGTCCATATGTATCCATCGATATGAGCATAAGTTTTATTATTTGTTTCGTCTAATTCATAATATATATTATTATTTTGGGGAGGGATGCAACCAATACTAATTTCATCGTCATTGTGTTCTTTAAAATCACTACTATCATCTTCAAATGACGCTAATATAGGTATCCCTGTTGGCGTATTATTTAGACTATAATCAATAGCTTTTTTAATTACAGGCAATTTGATTGAACTCTTATTAAGATTAATCCCATCATGCATAAACTTTAATGTAAGTTTAGCAATTCTATCATCTGTCCCAAATTTTACTAACTTATATTCTTCAATTGGTATTGATAAATGTTTATTCATTATTCATTTCTCACCTCCCTTCATGGTATTACGAAAATAATGGGATTATATGATAGGGATTACTACAAAATCTTCAAAGTTACTATTGAATAATGATAATATACCTTCGTCTTCAAATTGTTTTGCTCCGTCTAAGAGTAGACTAATTTGATTTCTGTAGGCTGACATTCTATCAGTATTAAAAGCTCTTAAAAAATCTTCAAATGCTTTACTACGTGTTGCTATAGCACTATCTATACATATTTCTAATTGTGTTTGAAGTTCTATCATGCAGTCATTAGAATCTTGCAAACATCCAATTATATTTGCATATTCTTTATTATTTGATGTTAATGCACCTCTTGTGAATACATCACCTCGTTTTAAACCAAAGTCCGTTATTTCATCAGCTAATTGTGGGAATACATGACTTATTTGATAATGAAAATATGAATAGAATTTCTGAGCATTTAAATATGTAGCTAATGAATATACTATATTATCATGCAAAGAATTCGCTTGAAAAAAGTCATCAACAAGTTTTTGTATTTGTTCTAATGTTTGTGGATTTGTCAATCCTTGTTTAACCATAAATATCACCTTCTTTCTGAGAGTAGTTTTATAATAATGTTAAATATACAATTTATTTGTAAAATTTAATTTACCAACATCTACTTCAGCAAAAACAATTTTATTATTATTTTCAAAAATCCATGTTTTTGTATTATTTATTTCTTGTATTGAAATTAATTCTAATTGATTGGTTAATTTCTTTGAAATTTCTTCATCTGTACAATAAACAAATTTTTTACTCATATTCCATCACCTACTTTTCTCCTTCGTTGTATCCACCTGCATTAGTAGCATCACCTGCATCACTTATATCATTGCCTTTATTTGGTGCTCCATTTGCATCTCCTGAATCCATTGTATGAGATGACATAAGAGGAATAAGTTTTTCGTTTAATCCTTCTAAAGCTTCATCATCTAATAAATTTTGATATTCAAATGGTTCATATCCTAAACTAGCAATCAATTTCTTTTTAGGCATTCCATATTGAGCTACTTTTAATTGTTCATCAATTTCCTCAGCTTCTGTAAATGAATTACCAAAGAACTTAACACCAAAATTATATTGTCCTGTAACAAGACTAAGTTGATAATTAACTAATCTAGTGCATTGATTATAAAAATTCTTTACAAATAAATAATCTGCTGTATTTGAATATTTCATCGCTACGGCTGAATTACTATCCATACCAAATTGAGCACCTGCAATACCAATTCCTTTCCAATAATTACTTTCTCCTAATCCATTTATATTATTTTGAGTCTGTGTATCTGAAAATTTAATAGACTCAGTTTTCATAGGACTTGATGCTGTAACTACTCCTGGAGGTAATACTGCTTGTACTAAAGCTACAAATTGACTTGCAAGAATAGGATCAATAGTTGGATTGCCTTCTTCATCCTTTGGGATTTCTTGCATTAACATTTGATAATTTGCTAATTGTGTCTTTGATTTCAATATAGCCTTATATTCTTGTATCTGTAAGGCATCTGAAAACACAGAACTTAATGGAGGTACAATTTCAGCATGTATATCATCAAACGTAAATACAACGGCTTTCTCAACTGGCATTCTTTTATAATACGATTGACAATTACTTTTTCTTTGTTCTGTTAAAAAATCTTTATACCATTCTGTGAATTCTGGAGCAAAATAATCAAGAGAGTCAGGCATTTTTAAGAAGTATGTCATATTGAAAGAATATGTGAATCCAACAGAACTTCTTCCATCAATGTATGCCCAATCAGACGGCATTTCTGCTAGATCTATATATTTATCACTTTCTCTTATGTAATAAAATTTACCTCCCTCTTCCATCGTAGATAATAATGCTTTAGAAAATTGTTCCTTTGGTCTAAACTTTTGTAACCATAAATTTGCTTTATCTTTACTATTTTGATATGTTTTAATAGAAGGAGCATCTTTTGGAACTTTATCTAATGGATATAAATAATAATTAAAATTTAATATTGTACCAAATTGATAAATAGATCTCTTATATTGCATTACTGTATTTTCAAGATATAATCCCATATCCTTCAGTTCTTTTTCATGCACTTGAGGATTATCCAACCAAGTTTTTAATTGTGACATCGTTGGCTTATGAGGATGCATATTCGTATCTTTTACTAATGAATTTGCATACAAAGGATTATAATATTGATTATTAGTAATTTTACTTAAAGTCTTGTACAGATTTGTGGCGAACGTCTGAACAAATCCTTCAAAAGTATTCTCTGTTACAGTATCTTTATAAGGATTAACTTTTTCTATGGGGGAGGTTTTTGTATCATTTTCATTTCGAGCCATATATAGTTTCACCTACCTTTCTTTTTATATTATTTTAGTTGTTTGAATATGGGTTGTTAAATGGATTATTTGCAGTAGTTTTTATATTAGATGTAATAAAATAATCAAGAAGGGAATGTTTTGCTCCTTTTTCTTTTAATAAATCTAATTCTAATAATGAAATAAAATAATTTCCATAACTTGATGAGCTATAACGATCCTTCATGCTATTCCTCGGTTCTTCTAGCTTTATATTTCCGCTTGAAATAGTGTAGCTCAAGTTTATTGTTTCATTAATCATTAAAGAAAATTGCATATAAGGGGCTAGATACCATGCTTTTGTAGCTATATCATCTGTTTCTCTAAAACTCTTTTCTGTCTCATTTAAGTATTCTTCTCCATCTATATTATCTATAGGTATAGATATCATACTTCTTTGAAGTCTATCTCTGAAATCTACTGCAATTTTACTATTTAAAGGTAGACTTCCACGAATAGGATATATAACTGGTTTTGATGTAGTTGATAATGTCTTTTCTTGTAATTCTTGTATTAATGACTTATCTAAACTTTTATGCTCCATAACACTGTAAGCTTCATATTCTACTCCTCTTTCTTCATCCTTAGTTACGACTGCTAATCGTTCAAAAATCGTTATACCTGCTTGTTGAAGATCGAGAACTATATAATCAGCCTCAAAATCATTATATAATTGTTTAATTCTCAAGGCTTGTTTTCCTGTATGTTCACCCTGATGACTCTCCATATATACAAATTCTCTTGTATATCCTTTAGAAGTTGGTAATGCTCTTATACATGTTAATATCGTGTTATCATTTTCCGAACCTTTTCTGGTAGCAATATCGCATGAAATTACCCTTATTTCTCCAACCATCCTTTTCATTTTAGAAACACCTTTATTTTTACCTTTGCTTATATCTATATCTTCTTTTCTCATTGGATAAAATAATTTTTTAAGTGTTCTATTTTTAGTAAAAAGTTCTAATTTGAAATAAGCATCACTATTTTCACCGAAAGGTATATTTTCATACTCTTGTTGGAAAGAAATAGCATCCATTTTCTGTTTATCTTTAGCTATTAATTTCTTTGTCTTGATGCCGTGACGAATTGCGATGGGATAATCAAAAAAAATGCAACCTGCATTTTCACCCTTTAACATCATCTTTATATTTTCTTGCATCTCGCCATACCACCATAAAGTTTTATAATAAGCTGAAGATATTAAAATTTCTTTTGGCTCTTCAATTAAGTGAGAATATTTAGCTATTTTTGTATAAGGAGTTTGTCTTGCAATAGCAAAAGGTCGAACAATTTCATCATATTTTGCTTTGTCCATTATTCGATATTCTTCTCCTATTGTAAAGCAACTTCTCTCTCCACGACCACCATCATCACAAATTACTGCTGTGATTTTTGAGTTATTATAAAATGTGCAGACTCTATCACTTTGTGAGTTTTTAAAGTCTAATATTTCTCGATTTAAGTTTGGCGACACTTTTCTTAAACCATCTATTTTACCAAACATAATTCCACTTTGTTTTTTTGTCTTTGCCACAATTACAATTTCTGAATTCGGATAAAGTACAGCACGAGCACACGCTAATAAAGCTATTAGCCACGATTTAGCACTTGCTCTTGATGCAATCGCAACAAAACTATCACTTACAGACATGAAATATATCCATATGATTTGATATAAATGTAATTTTATTTTAAAATAATGTTCTATGAATCTATGTATATTTCTTCTATAAAACGTACACCAATCTATTATATTGCCTTCCCATTTTTCATCTCTTGTTTTACTTACCATTTGCTTAGGCTGAATTGATGGATTATCTGATTTTCCATTTTTTATAAAATCATTTTGAAAGTCTTCATGAGTTGCCATTATTCAACATCCTCAGAAGTATCACTTTTTTTACCATCATCTTTAAATGATAAATCTTCTCCATTAATCATAAAGTCCTTATTCCCAGAAAAGAAATTCTTTATTGGTCTAACAATATAATTCTTTATATAAGGAACAAAACCATCTTGATCTTTGTATTTTTCTTGATCTTCCCACCAATCAGCAGGTTTCTTTTCTTCAATATCTTTAAGCCATACTCCAAACCTATCAACTGTTTGACCACTCCCTATAGAATTGGCTTTAGCAGGATCAACACTTGCAGTTTTCATTAATTCTTGTAATTCTTTCCTTAACTCTTTTGTTGGCTTAGTATCTCTTCTAGCATTTCTAGTATCTAATATAGTAATACAAATCTCTCTTAGTAAAGTTATTTCGGCTTGGACATCACATTTGTGTGTTTGTTTCCACCTACCTAATTCATCTTCTAAGAAATCATATTCCTTATCATCAAACCCATCCCCCCAAAACCCTATAATTTCTTGTCTAGTTTTTATAGATTTTTGCATAGTGTCTGAAAGTTTTTCATTGTCACCATCATCATAACTTTTACCTAAGTGATTTAATGCGATATTTTTATAATAAGTTCCAAATGTATCATTTTTATCAGCTACAGAGCTATCAAATTCCTTTTGTATAAATGGCATATCTAAAACTTGTAGAATTTTTTTAAAGTTTTTAAGATTTATTCCTCCCTCATCGGTATATACATACTCTTTAATGCAATCCTTGCAAATATGAACCTTAGAAGCTTTAAATAAATAATTATTTATATTCATATAAAAATCAGATAATTTTCTACCTTTTTTAGTGATATCTGCATGTTCAACTTGACACTTTTTAGATAATTGCATCGAACAGCTTTTTCTCTCAACTACTTTTGATTCTTCAATAACCTCTGCTACTATTCCTTTGTTTGGACTACCTTTAGGTCTTCCCATAGTTATCACACCTCTTTTTATTTTTACGCATTAAAAAAGAAGCTATGAGTTATATAGCTTCTTTTAAATTTATTTCTATTCCATTTTCTTTTAGCCTCTTAATTGAATTATATGATTTCAAATCTTCATCTAATTCATCATTAAATTCTCCAATATAATATCTCTGTTTGAAGTCCATAAACTGCTCAATATCATTATCATAAACTCCATTTATACGATGGAATAATTGGTGAATATTTTCATTCAAACATACTCCAAGTCCATATTTAAAATGCAACTTTAATACTATATCTCTTAACTTCAATAATTCTTGTTCTGTATAATTTACTATTTCTCTCTTACTATCAATGTTACTTAATATATTTGCTTCATTTGCAATTTTATTGAAATTATATAAATGATGTATTACTTCCATTTTTAACCCTGTAATATCACACTTGTAATGACATTTCATCATACTTTCTTTTTTCCACTCATATATACAAGTTCTTAAAAATTCATTTATATTACTATTACCACCACGCCAGTTAGTACTATTTTCTCCCATTTTATTTTCCAATTGGCAATACTTGCAACTGCATTCTTTATTTTTAACACTGAGATAATTAGTAGATTGCACACCATATTCAGAATGCTTCTTACATATAAAATCTAAAGACGATTTACAATTTTCATGTGAATCTTTATCAAATTGAGGTTCATATCCTTTAGCTATAAATAAGTTATTAAGTTCTTCATATTCTATTTTGTTATGTCTATTATTTTCTGCATTACAGTATATACAAGTAAATCCTATTGCATACAAAGCACTATAACTCGTTTTATGAGTATGACCTTTTTCACATTTTATTTCAAATTCACTAAATCTACCATCATAATTATCAGGTTTGTTAATTACTTCTATATTTTTTTCATTTAAAATATCTATTATATTTTGAAATGGTATTAAATTTTTACCATTATCTTTTCTCAATCCTAATTTATTCGCTCTATTATTTATAACCGATGGATTTTTATCTATAACTTTAGATAATTCAAATGCTGTCATTTTATAATAATTTAATTTTAAAAAATCTAAGTCCTCTTTGCTCCAAAACATACTTGTTATAGTTTCCTTGGATTTGTGTAAATCTAATTTTTTACTAGCAAAATCTACTATCTGATTAACTGTTCTTAATGGAAAATACTTTTCAATTAATTCTTGATTAGTTGTATTCTCATAATTTTCTTTCAATATTTTTATATCATTATCAGTCCACTTTTGTTTAGATTGCCGTTTCCCAAATTTTCTTCCACAACACTCCCAACATCTCGGACTGAATCCATTTTTACATTTTTCTCTTGGCTCAAAATATTCGCTTGTCATAGGTAATTCTCTACCACATTTACTACATATTTTAATTTCAACTTTAATTTCTTCTTTACATTCCTCACACATTTAATATCTACCTTCTTTATATTATTTTATCCACCATTGTTATATGTAAAAATAGGGAAGAGTGACGGTAGATAAAGCTCACTCTTATCAAATCATATAAAAGTGTCGACTCCTTTATATGAAATTATCCCTACATAAATTTTACCATAATTAAATTTCGTTGTCAATACTTATTTTATATTATTATATGCTTATTTATATTCTCAAATATGGACACAATTTCTAATGTCCATTATCAAAATATAGTTATCTATATATTACTGCCTTGCCCATGCTTTCTTTCATAACCTTATTTAATCCTTTAGCAAATTCCTCTGAATTTTCACCGTTCGTATTTACGGTTATATTATTCACATATTATGGGAGATTCTTAATTGGCTTTATTACAAACATTCGGCTCATTCTCAATAAACTATCATAGCATTTTATCAAACATGAATATTGACTTATAAATCCTTTATCTAAAGATTCTAATCCAGTATTTTGCATGAATTTTATCTCATTTTCAATTTTTATTCTTATTTTATCTGACACATCAAAATCATTAATACTTATATGACTATACATATTTATCAATGTATCTAAAGTACGAATTAATTTCATATAATCGTTATAATCTTTTATACGCTTCCCAGTATCAATTACTCTTACAAACATACCATGTTCGTTTTTTAATTCAACATTAAGAATTTCCTCAATAGGATAACAATTTTCATTTATAATTGCTCCTTTAATTCCTTCTTCTTGTATTTTCTCAAATACCTTTTCAATATTCTTTTCTAAGTTTTGTTGTACTTTTAAATCTTCCATAATAACTCCTTCAGCGTTTGGTTCGCTACCCTTATATTTAGAGAAATTTATATTCTCAAGTAATAGGACTAGAATAAATCTAATCCTATTTATCAAAATATATTTTATATTATTTTAAAACACTTTAAAATCTTGATTTGAATTACTTAATTCAATCTTTCAAATTTAATTCCGTTAAGACTTTCAAATCCATTTGGCAACACTATTATTTTTCTATAATTAACGCCTTCTAGTTCTGTTATCTCTGCAAATACTGCATATTCATTATCTATACAAATAGACATATATTTCTTATTCTCAAAAATTATCTTATCACCTTTATTAAATAGAATCTTATCTAAGTCAACTCTTCCAAATTCTTTTATATTTTTACAAACTGTATCAGAGTTTTGTTCCCATATTGATATACAATCTATAAAAGTTCCATTATCTAATTTTCTGCCATATTTACTATCCATTAATTGAAAATCATATTCTTTAATAAGTCTAACAACATCTGAATATGCATTAATTAATTGTTTGTACATTTGATAATTTCCTTTATCTAATTCCGATTTCATTTTACCTCTTAATAATCTTTCCTCATTCTTTAATGTTTCTACAACACTTTCATTAAAATTCAATTCTTTTTCCATATTATTTACTCCTTCTGCGTGCAGTCGCCACTTTTATTTGAGAAAATCAACCTTCTTAATTTATATTCTCAAGAATGCCTACCCCATAGGATAGACACAATCAAAACATAATTAGTTATTCTGTAACTCTATCTAATAGCTCCTCTAGTTCTTCTGTAATAGTTGCTTTACCACTTTCAACTCCACTATAATAAGCTTCCATATATGTATCAACTAGCATTTGCTTTATAGAACAGTGTATGCATATATCTTCATCATCTGATTCTTCTAACATTTCTTCAAACTCTGTTAATTTATTTTCCATTTCTTGTTCAATTATTCTTGGAAAAATAGATGATACTGCTTCTCCAATTGCAAACATTGCTTCTTTTGTTCTATTAGAAATATTGTTAACAATATCAGATAATTCATTAATTTCGCATCCATTACAACCTTCACAATTACATTCTTCTTCAGAATCTCCAAAATTAATAGTGATCAATTCTTCTGTACAAATATCTTCTATATCTTCTACATCAAGTAGATATTCTTGTATAACAACTATATCTGAGAATATTTCTGTCTCCATACATCCATCGTCATCAAATTCTATAGGACAAATATCTAAATAAATATCGCCATTCTCATTACTATATTTATCTATTAAATATATATACTCATCATTGTCAATTTCTCTTGTAAAAGATTTGCAATCAAGTTCAATTTCGGAAACGACTTCATCCAAGTAGCTCCTAGTGCAAACTATTGAGACATTAGGTTCAAAGTTAAGAATTCCTCTAAGATAGTTAGTCATACCGATTTCAGTTGTAAAATTTTTCATTTATTATATTCTCCTTTTAATTTTAATATTTGAGTTGATTTATATTATTATATTTGATTAGGATTATTTTCTATTTGTATTGCTTGATTTTTAGACGTAATTACTTGATTAGCATTAATACTCTCCTGAATAATCCTATTACTATCCCCAGTTTGTTTATTGATAGTGAGTTCTTCTGCCATTTTAGCAGATATTCCGCATGAGACTAAAGAATTATAAAAACCTGCCAACACTAATCCTTCTTTTACTCCTTTATTAAATTCACTATTTTTAGTAATTTTAGAAGTATCTATTTCTATTTCTTTATCCATTCTAATTATTTCTTGCTCAATACTTAATTCTATAAATCTCTCATCTGAAGATAATTCCATTGGTTGTTCATTTTCTTGTAATGATTCTTCTTCTAATTCAATATCTTTTTCACATTTATCACACATATCTATATCCTCACTTTATATTATATTATTTTGTGAATACTACCATTTTCTAAAGCTTCCTCTGCTGTAAAGAAGTAATTTTCTTTACTATTATATATTTCATTGATTCTTTCTCTTGTCAAATTGGTATTTTTAGTATAATATTTAACTGCTTGTTCCCATACTTTCTTCTGAAATATTAATTCTCTTTCAAATTCTTTTAATTCTCCATCTTGTCCCATTCCTGTTTGATGTAGTAAATATTGACTGTGCAATCCTCCAATTCTATAATCAAGATTACATAATATATCAAAAGCCATCGAAAAAGCACACGATTCAATTATACCAATAGTTTTATATCCATTATTTTTTAAACTTTGGATACTTGTTAACACAGAATTTCCCCATACAATCGAACCACCAAATGAATTTATGAGAAAGGTGACTTCTTTTTTAGGAGTTTCTAATTTTTTATCCATTTCTATTATTTTATTGACGTAAAAAGATGTTTCTATTGCCATATCCTCGTCTACATATCCATTTAAATATATTCTTCTGTTATTAGCACTTTTAATTTTCATTTCTTGAATGACTGGATTTATATACACTTGTCCATTACCCATCACAATTTACCTTAACCCTTTCATATTATTATATTGTATGTATTTTTTAATATGTAATTTTAATTCAATCCAATATAGCAAAACATAAAAATTTTCACCACACTATATAGAATTATTATAAATGGGAATAATTGCACGACTCTAATTGTCAATTTCTCCTTTTTATTTATATATCCTTTTTTAAATTTGCTCATTTTAGTCTCCTAATTTTATATTATTTTAGTTTAATTTTAAAAAGTTATTTTGTAAGTACAGATTTCACCTACTCCTTCTTCAAAAATAATTAACTTTTGATGTGGTACGGATAAATATCTTTTACTAAATGCATATTCATCAATTCCACTTAAACTTCCATTAACTACAACTACTGTTCCGTCTTCATTTCTAAAATCCTTATGTAAATGACCATAGCAAATCATATATGGTATTATTCTTGTTATCTTGGTTAAATCATGAACTACGCTAGTTAATTTATCATTTTGACCATGTACTCCTAAAATATCATATCCGAATATTTTCATATGTACTATTTCATTAAATTCACTTTTAATAATTTCAATATTTTCTAATTTAATCAATCTAGAAGATAAATACCAAGGAAGTAAATATTCAAAATTCTCAGACTCAATTGAATCATTCTTATTTGGACTTATCCTCGAATGATTTCCTACAGTATACTCTATCTTAATATTAGGAATTGCTTTACTTAATAATGTAAACATTTGAGCAAGTATTTCGCTAACATTAATTATTTGTTGAATTATATCTTCTGAGTTTTGTAATCTTAAATTATTATGTATTATCCCTGATATTAAGTCACCTGCAAGTAAAACATTTAAAGTTTTAACCTTATTTTCTTTGCAATATTTTATAGTTTTGTAAGTTAATTTGTTAAATCTTTCTTTTGCAATAGTTGGATTATATTCATTAACAATATTCTTTATATCAATCCCATAATGTGCGTCTGAAACTAGCAATAATGCTTCTCTTTTACTATCTTGTTCATAATAATTATTTTCTTTATCATATAACAAAGGGTAATTATTATTTATATTATCAACTCTTTTTAATATTTCTTCCTTTAAGTTTTCCCATCTAGCTTCTTCTCTAACAATTTTAGTTAATGAAGTTCTTTGATCTTGGAGTCTAATTTTATCCTTTTGCATTTCTATTCTCTTATATTCTATTTCTTTTATTATATCGTTGTCAGTAATATTATTTACTGCTATATTCTCTTTAAAGTATTTCATTACATTATAAGCACTATATTCAGTTGTATTACATGCTTTTCTAAGTGAATCCTTATGTATTCCAAGCTGAAGTATATCAACTAAGTCCTGCCAGTCGAGATCTTGTGGGTTATCTTCACATTTAATTGTGATAAGTCTTAATCCGTACTCAAATTTACTTTCATTTTCTCTATGTTTATAATTTGAATTTATAATCTCCATTTTATTCTCTCCTAATTTTATATTATTTCTTATTTTAATAATATTTCTAAATCACACATAGGACATTCCACATATTGAAGTCCTGATATTTTAATAATATCTGAGTTCTCATACTCAAATACTTCATGACATTTACTGCATTTTAATTTCTTTGTTCTATTTTTACCCTTTGAAGCCTTGCTAGTTCTATGTTTTCCATTCTCTTTGATTGTCACGTTATTATCTCCAATTCTAAATTTATAGTTTATTTTATTATTGTAATAGTCCTAGATAGCATCTAAGACGCTTTTGTTGTAATAGCTATAATATAACCTTCCTATTACGTACTCTCTGAGCATTGGGTTAGATTTTTAAATAGATATAAGACATAATAACCATATTTCAGATTACTATGTCTTCTTATATAAATACAAAACTACTATCTGCATAATAGTAGCAATGTGAATATTAATAAGATTATTTCACAAATTAATATGCACTACTTTATATCATTATTCCTTATGTACAATTCTTTATTTCTGTTTTTAGATTACCTTTTAGTGGTTTACATAGTTTTTATTATGATGTAAACTCTTCTTCTAATTCTTTAAAATCATTGCATTTTTCAATTTTAATATCCATTCCTATAAAGCTTTTAGCCTCATCATTAAATTTAGCTAAGGTATTCTGTTTATTACATACTAAGGTGTGGTCACATTGTTCACATACGTTATTACTAATCATATTATCGTATCTCCTTTTAATTTATATTATTTTAGGTTTAATAAATTTTCTATGTATTTATTATATTTTACTTTTACCATTGTGCCTTTAGCCCCTTCAAGTCCTTTTATATTCTTTCTTAAATATTGTGATATTTTATTCCAGTTAACTCCTTCATTTACTAGTTTTACAATTACATTCATATTTTCTTCATACTTGTAATTAAATCTTCCATTCACTGTAATTTCATCGATATTATTGTAAAGATTATATACTTTTCTTAGGTATTTATGATTGTAGTCATCTTTTGTTAATATTATATTATATTCTTTTATTCTTTCAACAATTTGAGAAAATTGCTCTTGTTTATTAGTTATTAAACATGCTTTTAAATATATTTCATTAGCTTCTTTTTCTGTATCGTATCTTCCAATATTAATTTCTTTCCCATTTATTTTGATTCTCACTAAGTATCTCTTAGTTACTTTATCATAATTATATCCCATTCCATTACCTTGAAATGTAGATAATTTTATAAGCTTAATTAATTCTTTATCGACTTTTGGAATAATCCCTTCGTCCCTATATGTTATCAATCTATTAAGATACTCGTTGTTATAATCTTTTTCAGAAAGACTAACATTTGATAATTGAATTCTTGATTTACAAGATTCAGAAATTTTATCATAACCAATTATAATGTAAGCTTTTAAGTAAATTTCTTCTGCGTCTTCTTTTTTATCATAAGTACCTAAATAAAAGTATATAGAATCACAATAAATATAACTACAATACTTACCATCTTGATAACTCCATCCAGTATATTGTTGATTTATAGTATTTTGTTTTGCTGTTGCAAATCTTAAATTTTGCCTTCTATTATCTTGTCTATCCATACTCTTATGGTCTACAATACGATTTTCATTTTTACTATCTAAAATCCATTGATAAATATCAAATGTGACCTTCTTATCATTTTTAGTATGAGTCCATAATATATGTAATATATTTTTTAAATGAGTATTCTTTCTAGCCATATGACCATACCATTGACCTTGTGAAACTAATTCAAAATCAGATTTATCTATTAAAATATCATATGACTCAGTTAAATCTTTTCTAAATACTTTTAATAGCATATAATCCTCTTTGTTATAATACTCATTTACCCACAATATTGCTGATTTTCTTAATAAACATTTTTCTTCCATTAATAAAACACACTCCTTAAAGTTATATATTTTTAAAATAAAAAGAATGGAGATTATTGACCCCATTCCGATAAAGCATTATTTAAATTTTCTGTTCTAGTAAATACCCAAAAGGTATTCTTAGTTTCAGGATGTAATCCCACTAATTTATATCTTATATTCTTTTTAAGAGTTAAGAATTTCATTAGTGGAACACTATAACAAGGGAATAATTCTATATCTTCCATATATAATGCACTCCTATTTTATATTATTTTATTTTTAAAGTAGCTCCGCAATTTCTGCTAATTTTGAACGGTACGTTTGTGATAATTCCATTTCCCCATAGATTTCTCGATTTTTAAACACTTCAGACAATCTTACCATCCCATTATTTTTTCCATCGAACATTTTATTATCTACTTGAGCACCACAGTCACCATCAATAATACACATACAATCTTCTCCAATACGTTGTAATGCTAATTTCATCATTTCTATGGACATATTTTGAGCTTCTGTAATATATATTCCTGCTTTCATTGTGCTTGTGTCAAATCCACGAATATCCGAAATCGGAAGTAATAATAATTTACCCATTTGGATTAAATGCAATATTGATTCTTTTGATCCTAGTTTTCCTACTAAGAAATTTCCTACTTGTGAATCCAAAAGTTTGCTTGTTAAATCGCCCGGCAAATATCCATGTTGAACAGAATTTTTTACGGGTACATCGTTTATGAACATAATCACCATATCTATTTTATCTTTCTCTAATTGACTCAATAAGAAATTCATAGCAAGATAACTTTTTCCACTACCTGCTCTACCTTTAACGACAGTTATTGTATTCCTATAAAAACTATCTAAAACACATTGTTGGTAAAAATCTTTAGCTTTTAATTTACCTAATAAATTAGATTTAATAGGTGCGACTTTGATTTCTTGAAGCTCCAATCCATCGTATACAAATGCATCAATTGGTTGATTAAGTGTATTATGAATTATCAAGTATTCATTTTGTAATAATCCATATGTATTTTCTTTTTCTTCCTGACTATAAAAATCAGCTAATTCTTCATCAGCCATTATTACATCTTTAAATCCTCTATATTTATCTTTTTTATTAGCATCTAATAATCTAATTGAGTTTAGTCCAAATATGTCTTTAGCAATTAAATAAGCTAATGTATCATTTGAAATAAATAATACTTCACTGGTTTTTGCTACAATAAATGCACTAGATATAATTAAATTATCATTTGTATCTGTCAATCCCATATCAGTTAATATTGATCTATTCTCTAATGTAACTAATTCTACTTTATAATTTTCTTCATTCTCTATAATATGTCTTAAAGCAACTCTGCTTCTAAACTTAATTTCATCGTCTTTTCTTACATCAGTCTTAATAGCTTCTAATTCCTCTATAACTACCGAACTTAAATGTAATACTCCATAGGTTTCTATTAGTAAATCTAAATCATCACAGTGTAATAATATGTTCGTGTCTAAAAACGTTTTAATATTTTTATCCATTAATAATTCCTCCTGCCTTCTCTAGGCTTATATTATTATCTTTGTTACTCTCAATTTCATCCTTAAATCTCTTCTTGTATATTTCAAATATATCTACTTCTTTTGATTCCAATTTTTCTATCAATTTTACGTAATACGAATATTTCATTGTTCTCTTTGCTTTTAGATAATCCATTAATATATCAAATTTTAATCCTGATTTCTCTGCAAATAACATTAGATCTACTTTGTCTTCATTTAACAAATGAATTATATCGTTCAGTTTATAATCTACAATTTTATTTAGACATTCCTTACCTTCAAATTCTCCTACACATCCATATTTACAATCTTTGCATTTTGGATAATCTTTATATAGGTTATTTATTTTCTTATCTGTAACTTTTTCTATTCTGCAAAATTTCTTATTTTTCACAATAGTAATCCCACTCCACCCTCGGTCACTCTATTTAAATAGAGATTCCTACATTTATTTGTGTATTTATTTTACGAACACATAAACGCATAAAAAATAAAGCTAGGAATTTAATATTTTTCATATCTTATTCCTAGCTTTATTGTAGTATCTTAATACTTATGTATTATTCTATTTTATTATTTGTTCACAGCATCCTTAAATCCCTTACCAACTTTTACTGAAACTGCTTTATGTGCTTCTTTAGTCCAAGGTTCTTCGATAACAACTCCATTAGCATCTTTCTTCATTTTACTAACGCCAGATGTTAATCCTACTTCTCTTGATTCAAAGCTCAAAAATCCAACTAATGAAACTTTTTCAGTTGGTACTGTTTCTTCTACTGTTTCTATAAATGAAGCTAAAAATAACTCCGTATCTTTCTTTGTAAATCCTGTTTTTAATGATATAGCTGATACTAATTCTGGTTTGTTCATAATAATAATCTCCTTTAGTTAGCCTACTGGCTGTTATCACACTTGGTAGTGATCTACCTCGGTTCTATTTAAAGCTTGTCTCAAAGCTTAAATACATGTTAATTTGTAAATGTTTTTATATTATTTTAGTTTTAATGGTTTTCTCTTAACTCCTAAAATTGAAAAGGAAGGATGAGAAGTCCTTCCAAAAGGAGAGTGTAAAAATGAAAATTTGTATATATCGGTTTATACGAGTCTATCTTTTTAAGAGATTATCAATATCTTTTCAGAAAAATGATAATCTGAGTTATACAATTAAAGAACTATCGTAATTCAATTTATAACCATTGTATTATTTTGATTAGTACCAGTACCGTAATCGGTTATGTCCATACTAATCCACACTCTGTACAAAGTGTTTTATACTGAACACAGTTAGCATTATTAAGAGGCTCTGTCGGACTCATTGGCACAAGACGAAAGAATCGAACTCTCGTTAGTGGGTTTGGAAGCCACAGTTCTGCCACTGAACTAATCCTGCATATTATTCCTACTATTTATTTGTTGGCAAGTAGGAAGCCATATTTGTATCAACACATTTTAAGGAAAGTGTGCAACCTCTAAGTTGGATATTAATCCATTTGAACAGTTTTAGTATGTTCCCAGACTTACACCAAATGATAGCTGACGTTTGATATTAAAGTTTCCATTAACGCAGGATACACGACTTTGCTTATTTACGTGGGTACTAAGTTATAAACCACGACATATTTAGCCTCTTATATTTTGAGATAGTGTTTTGTAGTAGGTTATCACTAAAACTACGCATTACAATACGATTTTGGTAGGCTTCGCAACCTCTATTATAATTGCTTTAATGGATAGTCGTCACTTTTACACATACTAGAGATGTTATTCCTCATAATAAATAGCAACCATTTAAGACTGACTGTTATAATTAATTATTGAACCTCGACCTTTTATTAGACGCATATCGAGTAGCGACAAATATTTGAATCATGTATCTCCCACCAAATACATTTATATGAGCTTGTTGTTGGTTTCAAATCACTCATATCCCAATCTTACTATTCATACATTTGGAGTATCTCAACTCACGAAGCTCTCATAAACCAACAAAAGCAGTATGACATTATAAGACTACAGTTCCTAATTTTAATTTTTAGCAGTTTATTCTGTAATTGATATGGGTTTAATGTCTCCATTCCGACATGAATAATTTATATTGTTCATCGAGCAACCTGCTCTCTATAAAACTATTTTAATTCAAGTTGGTAATTAAACCACTTCATAATTCAAATTTAATCAGCCGAACGTAAAAGTTCAGCGAGATTAATTTTTATATTATTATGTGTTCGGAATCCTAGAGATTATCACTACTCTTTCTGTCCCTAGGATTTAGTAGGGGTACGCAATATATGCCTTTATGAACGTAGTCATATCAACGGTTTAAAGGGTATCATCAAATCATTATTAAATCAAACTTTCAACGTTGTTTTATTTTTCTGTGTGTTTTGGATGTTTATTTTCACTGAACATTCTTTGCAATACTTGGGACTTTTCTTACTTTCCACCAATATTAATTTACCACATTCAATACATGTTACAACTTTTTCTCCTCTCCATTTTAAATATTCCAAGACTAATGTGTCCATTGTGTTTTCATTAATTGTTATATTTAACCCATTTACATCTAACTCATCGTCTGCATATCCTATTTTAATACTTGAGGAGTCACATATTTTGTTAATTATAATTACATTATTTTCAATATCTTCTCCTTTTTTATTAATATGCTTATATATCTTTTGGGCAATATCATATATAAGATATTCTCTTTGTTCAAATCTACTCACGCCCCATTTATATTTAAACTTAGATAATCCAAATATTATATTACTATCACAGTTGACCCAATATTCTCTAATCTTATCCTTATTCCTATTTGGATTGTATGGATAAGATTTACTTAATACTAACATAACAAACAATAGTTTCTCTGTTTCGATGTCTTCAAATTCCTTTATAAATTTCAATTCATTTAATGTTATATTTATATCTTTTAACTCTCTAAAGTTTCTATGCTCCTTTTTAACAAATTTATTAACTAAACTTCTTAGTACTTGTTCCCAATCTGCCATTACAAATCCAGTATAATAATTATTCATTAACTCATCAACCTTATTTCTAATTTCAACATTTTTAACATTCTTCTCTTTTAAGCTTTTTATGTAAACGATAATTTTTTGATATGTATTATTATTTATGTTTTTCTTATTTTTAAGCAATGACTCTAATACTTTCTTCTCGTCTATGAAATTCCAAAGTGTCATACATATCTCCTTTTAGTCTATTATTTTTTCTACTATACTAAATTTATTGTATCCATATCTCATATCTCCATCATCTTTTTTAATAGGATATTTTATTACTCTATTATTGTTGTTTAAAATATTATTTATTATCATTCCTCCAACGATAGCCCATACAAATGATTTACTTACTACTGGAGAAGTTCTTTCATATGCTAGGTTTAATAGTGTTCTTAGCAAAGTATCTTTGTTTACAATAGCTACATGAGCCTTAATTCTTATTGCATCATCCCTCTCACCAGTTTCTTTTGCAATATCATCTTTTGCATTATAATCTATACAAATATTATTCTTTTTGCTTTTCTTATAATCCCCATATAAATTCTTTAACTCTTTTATTTCTATATTCGTTCCTATTTCATATTCTTTTACTTTATCTAAATAAATACTAAAATCAAAAGTCTCATTTGGCACGTTAGGCATTCTAGGAAATTCAGTTTCAACTATCTTAGCTATTTTATTAACTATACAAGGATTATTATTCACAATTGCTTTTTTACCATACCATTCTAAAAACTCTTCCTTCTCTTTAGTATTTGGCTCTAATTCACTAATCTTACATCTAAATCTCCTAGCACAATTAGTTGCAGTATTCTTTACAAATGTACTATATTGCTTCATTAGATCATCATATATGTATATAAAATAATAAGGTTTCTTTTCAGTTAATATCCTTCTATTAAATTCTATAAATTCGATTTCTTCTTCTGTATTTAATATTTCTCCAGTTTCTACATCTGTTTTATACTTTAAATCATCAGAATGATAATCATGCCAATATTTAGGAATTGGTTTAGGTGGCTCACCATTCTTTACAGAATCAATACATTCTTGTTGATAAAATTGAGTACATTTAATTCTATAATCCAATTCCATATATTCTTTACTTCCTTCCTTAAATATAGATAATTTATCATAACAAGAACTTCCATAGTTAGTTACACTACCAACTTTATTTCCAAATGACTTCTTAATACTAAGTATAAAATCATCTTTTGTAATATTAGCTTTGGGGTCAGATTTTCCTCCCTCACATAGTATTGCAGGTAAGTCATATATGCCTTCTATGATAAGATTATTACTTGTCGTGAAGTTAATATCGCCATCGAAATCTTCCCCATTAAAAGCTAACATAGCAGTATCTTTAGCATTAAATACTATTACATTATTTAAATTACCATACCATTTTTGAACTTCTTCTCTATTACATATATCCATTTTTCTTGCATTTGATTTACAACTCATTGGTGACCTAAATCCACCAACTTTTTTTATATCTTTCTCTCTCCAATATTCTATGTAAAATTCATTCTTATTTAATAAACCTTGAGGATTTTCTATACCACACATACTTTGTAATTGAATAATTGGTTCTCCTATAGCAATCTGATAATTTCCTTCCACATTTACCTTACCTGTTTTCAGTTGATCTATTCGTTTTGCTATAGCACGTTTTAATTTGTATTTTATATAATCATCTTTTATTGTTTCTCCATCAATCATTAATGCTTTAATATGTAAGTCATCCTTACTAAATTTATTCCATACATTCTCATTATTTAAATTTGTTCCTTTTCCAAACAATATTGATTTTCTATAATCTAATCCAAGCACATCCTTTATTTCATTTATATCATTACTCAATAAACTATCTATTTTTGGATCATCTAAATTTACACACTGCACATATTGATAATTTAATCTTCTTGAACTATCTAATACTTTTGGAGTAGCTTTTGTTATTGCAAACGCATGACCATTCTTTTCACATTTATCTAAGTAGTCATCTAAACTCTTATATGCCTTATGTAACTTCAACATACTCTCGTTGATTATAATATCTATATCATCTATATTGTGTGGGATACCCCACACATCCTCCACTATACTTACATTCAAGACTTCTCGACAGTACCTTTTGAAATTAAATCGGCTCAAAATTCCTTTTGTGAAAGCGTGGCGAATACAGTATGATGTAGACCTATATCCTAACTGTAATTCCTTATCCCACTTATCTGCTAATAGTTCTTCTCCTTCTTCTAAGTCTTGTGAGTCATCTATTAAACCACATCCATCACAAGCATTTATTTCTACATCCATATCCTCCATTTCAATAATGTCAGGTTGATTCTTTTCCTCATTAAACTTTATAAAGGTAATATCATCTTTGAATCCTACGTTTATATCTTTTACAACAAGTATCCTCTTAGTATTAGTAACTGGTGTACTTGATGAAAAACACAAGGATATATACGCCATCAGTTTACTTGCTAACATAGGAACAGATTTATCATATCCATTTTCAAGTCTAAGCATTAATTCATCATATATATTCTCATTTATAAATAATACTGCATTCTGTTTAACTCCTCCCGTAGTTCCAATTAGCAAAGTATATTTTATGTTATTTATATAGAATCCTGTTTTTGATAATTCATCGTAATGTTTTTCAGTATCAAATACCACACTACATAAATCAGTTTCTAGTGAACTAGTCAGCTTATCCTTATTGAGTTGCTTCATTTCTTTCTTTATTTCTCTTTTTTCAATAGGAGTTTTATGCTTTCTAGTTTTTAATTCTGAAGTCTTAGTTTTTATATTATTTATGTATTCTTCAGTGCATTTACTATCATTTATATTCCTTATAATTCTTAACCCAGTGGAGTCTCCTATCCCCACTATATATCTATTTTTAAAATCCTTTATTATATCTTTCATTTCAACTTTATTTTTTGTACGTTTTATTAATGAACTATTTATCTTATATATGTATCTCTGATTTAATACTGCTTTTGACATTGTATCACTCCTTTTATATTATGTTATTTATATCATCTATTCCTAGTACTTCAAGTTCTTCTATAAAATCTTTTATAAGCCAAGGTTCAATTTTGTTATTACTTTTGTTTTTAGTAAAGTCTATACTTAATTGTAAATTTAATTCTTTACTATTTTGGTTTCTACTATTGGCATATATCATTGGATATAATAATTTATTAATTTTGTTATTGATATCTTCATTAGAAATTTCTGTGAGGCTTTGTATTTTTTCATGATCGA